TGAAATAGTGCGGTATATAGACTTACTGTATATAAACTTACTCTTAAAAAGACTTACTGATAGCGCTCGTTCGGATACAAGTATCCTCACTCGCGCGGTCGTCATTTGATTAAAAGATTGTACGCGATAAAGAGGATGCGCGGTAAATGATACAACTACTGGATCGCGAAAGAACTTGTAAGCATATTCGAAGAAGTACAGAAGAGACGCGTGCGGCGCCGGTCCCGGCCCGCGCTTTTATTTTCCAACGAAAGGAGGCCCGGCGTCATGGCGAAGCATCTAACGGCTGAACAGTTGATTGCGATTAGTTACCTAGCGCAGCCGAAACGTGGTGGCAAAACGATGGAAGAGATCGCGAAGGAATGCGGGGTAGCGCGCAAGACGGTGTACGAATGGATGAAGCTCCCGCACTTTGAAGCGGAACTGAAACGTCAGATATCTCGGAATGTAAACGATAGGATCCCGGAGGTTCTCGACGCGATGGTCCGGACTTCTGTGACGGATGGCAACGCGGCAGCGGCGAAGCTCATTCTGCAGGTGGCCGGTATGTTGACGGACAAGGTCGAGGTTGAGACGCGGACAACATCGGAGGTTCCGGACCTGGACGAGTTGAAGCGTTTGGTCGCGGAAATGGACGGGGAACAAGGCGAGGCGTAACGGTGTGCTATTCCGCGCGCATATATAGAAGGGTTGCGACCGGTCTCGGTTACATCGCGTAACAGATGTCGCCAAACATCCGTTGCGCCCTTCTGCCAGACACCCTCCCGAAAATTTTCAAAGCGCCCTCAATTCGAGAGCGCCTTTCGTTCGATACCACGCGCGGCCAGCTCACGGTAAAGCGACGACCGCCCGATCTTGGTTATCTCGCATATTTGCTTGACCGTATACTTCCCGGATTGGAACAACTCGATCGCGTGCGCTAGGCCCTCGTGTTTATCGGTGTACTTCTTGACGCGTCCGGGATACTTACCGCTAGCCTTCGCCAGGGCAACGCCCTCCGCTTGTCGCTGACGGATGAGGTCCCGTTCAAGCTGCGAGACACCGGCCATCACCGTAAGGAGGAACGCGGAGTACGGATTATCGCTCGTCGTATCGAGCCACGGTTCCTTTATCGACTTCAACGCGGCACCTTTCGCTTTGATCGTGTCGACCAACGAGAACAGGTCGGACGTCGACCGGCTGATCCGCGTGAGGTCGCTGACGATAACGACATCGCCGGGTTCCAGCGCGGAGAGCATCGCGTTAAGCTCCGGCCGATCCGTATGCGCGCCGGTAACTTTCTCTTGGAATATTCGCTCGCATCCTGCGTCCTGCAGGTGTTTGATCTGGCGTGCAAGATTTTGATCGGCGGTGCTTACTCGCGCGTACCCGTAGATCATTGGTCATCCGTCCCTTCCGGTATTTGTTTCCATTTTACCGGATATTTTGGGATATGTAAATGGGATATTGCGAACCATTGATACTACGTTGGTGCAGTAGTGTCCCGATAGAATGTACCCTATTGGGACGGTCGGATCAGAGACCCCCACCATGGGGACCTACCCCCTCCGAAGTCAGCGTCAGGAGTATCAAAAATCCGCGATATCAAAAAATACTTTGGACTTTTTATGGTGCCCTTGAGGCTTTCGTTGATGGTGCCGTAAAGGCTTCCGCCTCGTCGCGGATAAATTCACGGCTTGCTCCCGGTTACCCTATTTCCGCCCCGTCTCGCGTTGATACCGCCTAGCCAGCGTTATCGCAAAGCGAGAGGGGCGCGGTTGGCTACCGATACCTTAGCTTCCGCCCGGCTCACTTCGGTGGGCTGGCGTCGCCCCTTGGCCCGATTTACGGGCCCCGGCGTTGGGGTTCCGAAATCCGCTCGGAGCTCGAACGCTGGAAGGAATTACCGAATCCCTGTCGAAAGTAATAGGTCGGAGGGAGGAGGTGGTTCGATGACTGAAGTAAAACATGGCTTTAATTTAGGTTTTGCACTTGAGTTGATAAAACAGTTCGAGCAAGAGCTTGAACAGATCAGTGAAAAAAGAAATAGGCAAGAAACCGAAATCTGTTTGCTTCGCGAGTTGCTCCAGGCTTATGATTTGGCAACCAGCACATATACACCGGGCAGTTGGGATTTGCTCCAACATTTGGAGTCTAAGATGGCTTCAACAAGAATGGCACTCGAAGAAAAGCAGCGCGAATTAAACGAGTACAATATTCGAGTAGGTCTGAGGGAAAGAGAACTAAAGCACTTGTTGAACGTAATCAAAGCATAATATAACCAGAACGAAGGACATCGGGAAATCCCCGGTGTTTTTCTTTTTGTTTACGTTAGGGCGCGAGCACCGCGCGATCACATTTAGGGAGGCGTTTCTTATCGGAGCATGTTCCGTGGACATTTCGAAGGACCATCGTGCGTTCGCGCAGCGGTACCGAATGGAAACCGAGGAGGGTATTACCGCCTTTATCCGAGACCTTCCCGTTATTCAAGGGCGCAAGTACGCTCCCGGAGGCTACGCGATTGCCGACGTGTTGCTGGACTTCCGTACGGCGCTTGACCGCGCAGACCTAACGGACACGGAGCGGGCGGCATTACGGAGCGGCATCGTAAAGGCCACGGTTCTTCGGAAGATCGCTGCAGTGTTCCGCGAATGGAAATACGACGAGAACTAATGGAGGTGAGCACTTATCGCTTGGGTAAACGGAAAATGGGTAGATCGCAACACGCGCCGAGACATGATCGACACTCTTGCAGCAGGTATCGCAAAGCTAAAGCCGAAGGTGACGGCGGAAACCATAACCGCGGACGAGGCGGTAAGGCTGCGAACCTGGGCGGCGGAATTGAAGCGGCTCGAACGGATCCACCGCGCAGAAACGGACCTCCTATATTTTGCGTTGGAATACTTTTCGGAGGTGCGCAATCCAGGGAATGCCGGTAACTGGCAAGGGTTCGAGTTACCGAGCCCCGAAGCCGCCCCCGAATTTCATAAAGAGATTTGCGCGGACGTCGATCATATTTCGATGGTGGAAAAGAACGCGAGGGCGGCCGTAGCTGCCCCACGTTCCCACTCGAAAAGTTCATTCGTCGCAAAAGCGAATCCGTTGCGTGAAGTTGTATTCCGGAAACGGAAATACATCATTATCATCTCGGAAACCCCGGTGGTGGCGTCCGGTAACCTGGAATGGATCGCGAACCAGTTGAAGTATAACAAGAAGCTCCGAGAAGATTTCGGTCCGTTGCTTGACCCGCGGCAGCAGTTTAACCCGAAGGATAATACGTCCGAGTTCATCGCATGGCAGACGTTAGAGGACGGGACGAAGCGGCAGCTTACGCGCGTTGAGGCTGCGTCGTCCAATCAAGCGTTGCGTGGACGAAATTGGGACGGCTATCGACCGGATTACATCATATGCGACGATTTGGAATCAAAAAGAAACACAAACACGCCAGAGCTGCGCAAGGAATTGCGAGATTGGTTTTCCGACACGGTAATGCCCCTCGGGGATCCCGCAGGCAAGGCAACGGCAGTTTTTTATATTGGGACCGTACTGCACGCAGACTCCCTTCTCAACCACATTCTAAAGGATCGCGCAGACTTCAAATCAAAGCGGTATAAAGCGTTGATTGAGGAGCCGGAGCGAATGGACTTGTGGGAAAAGTGCCGTGAGATATACACCAGCGACCAATACGAAAAGGCTGAACGACAGCAAAAAGCCCGACAGTTCTATGAAGAACACCGCGAAGAAATGGACCAGGGCGCTCGGGTATTGTGGCCCGAGGTACAGCCCTTATGGAACCTAATGGTCTATAAGTGGGACAACGGATCGAAGGCGTTCAACACAGAATACCAAAACACGCCGTTGGACGAAGAATCTCAGGTTTTCGTTCTGGAAAAACTCCGGTATTACGACGAGTCCGACCTATTTGACGCAAGCGGTCGACCGCTGCCTCTGGAATATACGGGTTTTTGGGACATAGCACAAGGGAAGTCTAATCGCTCGGACTATAACGCCATCCTCACGATTGGACGCGACAGACGGACCGGCATCATGTACGTTATAGACGCGTGGATCAAACGTTGTCCGGCACACGTCGCGCTGGAAGAGGCGGTCAAAAAGATCGAAGAGTTCGGCCATCGGACGTTCGGCGTCGAGACAGTCGGGGCTCAACACGATATGTATCGACAGCTTCAAGAGAAACTCGCGAAGATGGGAATATACGGGACAAAATTGCAACCGGTGATCTCCCGAAAGAAAAAAGAAGAACGTATTGAATCGTTGGAGCCGCTATGTGAAAGCGGCTTTTTGCGTTTTAACCGCGGACATCGCCTCTTATTGGAGCAACTCGAGCAATTTCCAACCGGAAGTTACGATGATGGACCTGATAGCTTGGCCGGGGCGGTTGACCTGGCGGGCGGAGCTCGGGCCCCCAGAAGGGTGTTTTTGAATAAACCAAGAGGACTCTAACAAGGAGGGGAACAAATGTCTCTTTTCGAAGTCGGCGGGTTATATCCACCGATTGAACATCGTGAACGGATTGATAGATACCGTGAAAACGAGAAACTATTCTCGGGAAAGCACGCTGATGTGTTCACGAAAGTGCAGCAAAAACTTACTGAACACCATGCCGAGATCGTATATATTTCTGCCAATCTGCCGGGGTTAATTTGTAGAAAGAGTGCTGATTTTCTATTCGGCGAAACCCCCGTTTTTAGCGCTGGCAAAGAGGACGATGCCCCGGAGCAAAAGGCGCTCGATCGAATAGTCCGTAATAACTATCTAAATATCACGAACTACGAAAGTGCAATGGGGAACGCGTATCGCGGGGACAGTTTTTACAAAATTCGGTGGGGTCAAACATACGGCGGTCTTGTAGACGAATCCGTCGACCCTTTTCGAGTTATCATTGAGAGTCAGAAAGCGAAATACGTGTTTCCGGAGACGGTACCCGGCGACTCCAATACCATCCTTGCGTATCACATTGCGATTCCGATCAAAAAGGGCGACAACTGGGAGCTTTCGGTGGAATCACACTATCCTGGTGTTATCAAATATGCCACATATCAGTTGCGTCCTTCGCTTGTTGCGGGAACGGAAGTCGTAGAGTGGGATATCACCGCAAAACTTCCTGACCCTCGCGAGGATGTTTACACAGGCATCGGCGCCCCGTTGGTTTACCACATTCCAAACTATTCAACGGATGAATCGTGGCAAGGAATTGACGATCTGTCAGAACACAAAGCTATTTTCGACGAGATCAACAATCGACTTAGCCAGATCGCGACGATTTTGGATAAGCACGCGGACCCCCCAATGGTGGTACCGAGTGGTTCGATGGAGATCGATGCAAACGGACAACCGTTCTTGCGAGTAGCTAATGCAAAAGTATTCGAAGTGAGAGACAGTAACGACGCAGAGCCCAAATACGTTACATGGAACGGCGAACTAGATGCGTGCTTCAAAGAGTTGGACCGCTTACTGGACATCCTTTTTACAACAGCAGAAATCCCGCCAGTAGCACTTGGCAAAGATAACAGCGGTACATCGGGCGCATCCGGCCTTTCAATCAAGTGGCGTATGAACAGCCTCCTCGCGAAGATTAACCGGAAACGCCAGTATTACGATAAAGGCCTCAAAGAAATTCTGTTGATCGCTCAGTTATTGGAAAAGGCGAACCTCGGAGACCAGGGTTACGAAGTGACAGTTCCGCACATTATTTTCAAAGACGGCCTGCCCGACGATGAACTAGAAATGGCGAACATCATGAGTATCCGTACAGGCGGCAAGCCAACAATGTCGCAAAAGACGGCGATCCGATTGCTCGATGGATTAACCGATCAACAAGCGGATGCCGAGCTTGAGCGTATTCGTGAGGAGGAACTTCGTGACACTGCGGTCGACACTTCCGTTTTCAACAGAGCAACCGGAGGTGACACGAGTGCGGCGGACTAACGCGGCACCGATAATGGTCACATCCTTCTTGTACGCGAAAGGGGGCTGATTACGTGCGCGAAATTCCGGTTCCGACCTATGATTACGAAGTACAAAAGCTCGTTTCCGTTTATAAACGCGCCGTCTCCGATATCCAGCGTGAACTAGAGCGGCTCGAATTGACCGATATCTCCCGAGCGAACGCGCAAGCTGCACTTACGGAGGTCGCCCGTATCCTCGCTTCGCTTGACGAAGAGTCGTCCGCATGGGTCGGGGAGCATATCCCCCAAGCGGCTCGTGACGGAATCGTCCGCAGTCTTATCGGTCTTGGCATAGTGGAAACCGTGGAGGAAGCGGAGTCCATTGCGAAGTTCAACCGCATAAATAAGGCTATGGTAGACGCGGCGATTTCTGACACGCAAACGGACGTACTCGCAATCACGCAAAACATTACCAAGCGGGTTCGAACTGCGGTACGGGCCGCAACTGCCGAAGCAATGCGCGCGAACATGGCGAAGGGGGTCAACGGCCGCCGGACTATCAGTCGCGACATCGTGTCCGGCATCCGTAAGAGTCTCGGGTCTGCTGCGGATGGAGCAATACGGGATGCCGCCGGCCGTGTTTGGCGCGTGGAAAAATACGTCGACATGCTGGCAAGGACTAAGATGCTAAACACTCACATCGAGGCAACAACGAACGAGGCGATACAACGTGGGGTTTATACATTCGTGGTTAGCAGCCACGGAGCAAAGGATGGCTGTGGGCGTTGGGAAGGAAAGATCTTAAAACTATCTTCAGAATATCCGGGGGACTATCCAACGATCGACGAAGCCAAGGCCAATAATGGGTTATTCCACCCTGGCTGTCGGCACGTAATAACACCCCGTAGATTAAAGGACACCTAGCTGGGTGTCTTTTTTTTTCGTCCGAACGTTTATGACGTTAAACTGCAACGGAAATCTACGGTCTACGCGGACCTTAAACGTGGAGGTAACGAATGGCTAACGAATTGAAATCGTTGTTTCCGGTAAACCTGCAGTATTTCGCGGATGAGCCGCCAGTGGACACCCCAGAGGAACCGGCTGTCACGGATAATCCCGAGGCGCCGCAGGAACCGCAGAAGACGTTCACGCAAGCGGAAATTGACGAGATCCTTGCGAAACGCTTGGAACGTGAACGTAAGAAGTACGCCGACTACGAGGATTTGAAAAAGAAGGCGGAAGAGTTCGAGAAACTTGCGGAGGAAAAGCGCCTGGCCGAAATGACCGCGCAGCAACGTGCGGAGGAAGAAGCGAGGAAGGCGCAGGAGGAGCGCGACAGACTGTTCCGAGAGTTGGAGGAGGAACGCGCAAAAATCCGTAGGGAGAAAATCGAGAGCGAATTTATCCGGCTTGCAGCGAGTGCTAACATCGCGTACGTTGACGACGCTCTTCGTCTCGTCGATATATCCGCGGTAGAAATCGGCGAGGACGGAAAGCCCGTTGGCGTTGACACGATCGTGAAGCAACTCGTTCAAGATAAACCGTTCCTTCTCTCACAGAAGGCACAACAAAAGCCGGTTGGGACTCTTACCAATCCACCTGATCAAGGTTCGGTGGATTTAGGAAAATTGTCTCCAATCCAATTAATGAGGGTCGGATACGGCTCAAAATGAGGCGCCAGTTATGGCATCTTTTTATTTCCATTCAACCTTAAAGGAGAGATTTTATCATGTCATTGACACTTATCGAAGCAGCAAAACTGTCCCAGGATACACTACAGCGCGGCGTAATCGAAACTTTTGCTCGTAGTTCCGCGATTCTGGAAATGATGCCTCAAATGGACATCGTAGGTAACGCGTACGCATACAACCAAGAAGGCGCCCTGCCTGGGATCGGATTCCGCGACGTCAACGAAGGCTATGTAGAATCCACCGGTGTCATCAATCCGATGTCCGAAAAGCTGTACATTGCCGGTGGTGACGTAGACGTTGACCGTTTCCTCGTTCAAACTCGCGGCAATATCAATGATATTCGCGCAGTCCACACCGAAATGAAGGCGAAAGCGCTGGCGCTGGCTATCACCAACCAGTACTTCAACGGAGATCAAGCTGTGAATCCGAAAGGGTTCGATGGCCTGAAAAAGCGCCTGACCGGTAGCCAAGTAATCTCTGCCGGTACTGATGGTGCAACCCTGACCCAAGACATGCTCGACGAGCTGATCGACGCGGTAGAAGGTACCCCTGACGCTTTGTTCGTTTCCAAAGCTATGCGTCGTGAACTCAACAAACTGCTCCGCGCATCCAATCACTATGTGGAAAATGGTACCGACGCATTCGGCCGTCCTGTATCGACCTACTACGGTGTTCCGGTGCGCGTTATCGAGACTGATCAAGCAGGTAACGAAATCCTCGGCTTCAACGAAACCCAAGGGGCCGCCAGCGACACCGGATCCATCTATGCGGTGAAATTCGGGGCCGAACAATACGTTTCCGGTCTGCAGAACGGCGGCGTGTCCGTCCGTGACCTGGGCGAACTTAGTGAGAAGCCGGTGTTCCGTACGCGTATCGAATGGTACGCAGGTATGGCCGTATTCCATCCGAAGGCTGCCGCACGTTTGAAAGGCGTTAAAAAGTCCAATTAATTCGGGCGATCCTCGTGATCGCCTTTCGATAACGAAAGAAGGTGATTACCATTTTTACGATAAAAACGCCGAACCCGAACTACAGCGGAGTAACTGAGGGCGTCACTTTCGTAAATGGCGTAGCCGAAGTATCGGACGAATTCTTACGAAATGTACTTGTGAATAACTACGGATACATTGACGCGACGGAAGTAAAACCGACCACCACGGCGGAATCCAAACCGGAGGGACCCGCAGCCAAGCGTAAAGCCTCCGGAAAATAACGGAGGTGTAACGAATGGCGGCAAATGTAGCGGACGCGACCGCATATATCACGAGTTACTGTATTGATAACGAGGATTTCCTAGAAGCGGAAACTGCGAAAAAACAAACCATATTGAACGTCGCAGAACGGGAGCTTCAACGGAAATACCCGTCATATACGATTCCGGACGCGGCGGTGTACGAAACGGCAGCAGCGTTCGCGGCCGCGTTCAACGATACGAACAAACTCGCAGCGCAGGGCGTTCAGTCGTTCTCGCTGTCCGGCGTGGCCTCGTTCCATTTCCGCGAAGGCACGAGGGACCTAGCGCAGCGCATTCCGCCGGCCGCACTCGAAATAATCGGCGAGGCGAACGGCGTGAAGCTGTCGCGGCGGGTTGTTGGACGGGCGGTGTTGTAGATGGCGCTTATTCCGATGAAACAAATGGTCACGATCACGCCGGCCCTTCTCGATGAGAACGGCAATCCACAGACCGACGAGTGGGATCGCCCAATTACGGGGACCCCGTATCAAATGCGCTGTCGCGTGCAGGAAGGTACTAAGTTGGTTCGGGCCAGAACGTCGACCGGCGGGGTTAGCGGATCCCTAGCGGAAGAGGTTGTCTCGGTCGTGCAAATCTACTTCGATAAGCACCCGAATATCAGTTACGCGGATAAGATTACGTACACGGACGAATACGGAAAAACCATCGAATTTACGCCGTTAAACATCGAAGTGAAACGTAATCTTGCCGGTAAACCGATCCTGACGGTGGTGAGCGTATAGTGGCGCGCGATTTCGAGTTAGACTTATCGAAATTTATTCGTGATCTGAACGGCGCAACTGAGGCGATTGCTATCGGAGCTAAACGGGGCCTTCACGACGCATTAGATGACTGGCGACGGGAGGCGCGTGATATTGCCCCGTTGGATAAGGGAACGCTTCGCCGTGGAATTGATAGCAACATCGAAGGCGACGGTCTTGACTTAACCGGCGAAATCAGCGCGGTTGCGATCGAGGATTCCGGTAAGGGAAGATTCAACTACGCCTACTATCTCCACGAGATAAAAGGGGAGATCAAGAACCCGACCACGCCCGGTACCGTTGCGAAGTTCCTCGACATATCCGCGGAACGGAACGAGAAGAAGTGGCTCGCAATGATCGAGGATGAGATACAGGCCGAGATCAAGAAACATGGGTGGTGATCGGAGAATATGTCGTTACAAAATGAGCTGACGTCCGTCGCTAACTTCGTTGCAATGGCAGTACCGGGCGCTGCCCTAAAAAAAGATGTGCCTGAGAAACCAACAAAAGACAACGTGGTGGTCCGGTTTCTGACGACGGATACCGAATCGGAGACCGGTCACCATTATCGCGTTGATCGCGCTTACCAAATCGTCGCATACGGCGCGGATGCTCCGAGCGTTCTCGACAAGATGTCCGCGGTATCCCGAAAAGTGAACGACGGGAAGATGGCGATTCCAATAACGGACTCACTCCGGTTTATCCGCGTGAATGGGTTTAACTTCGGAGCTCCGTTCAAGACCGAGAGCGGCGTGTACGCGTGCATCGGCGTGCTCCATACGGAGGTTCGCGAGGCACGGACGCAAGAGCAAGTGGAAAAGATTTGGCACGTCTATCAGCGTTATCAGATACGCGTGCCGCTGGAATAGGTCAGGGCTTAATGCCTTGGCCTTTTTATTTTGCACATAAGGAGTGATACGTGAATGGCTCAATGGGACCCGACATCGCTTCCGGTCTTGCCCGGCTTGTATTTGAACTTCGTACAAGCGGCAGCGGCACAGATCAAAGGTGGAGCGCGAGGCACCGTAGCAATCCCGTTACTCACATACGGGTCTAACGCTACAGCCAAGACGTTCTACACGGTGGAAACAGAGAAACAAGCGACTGATCTATTCGGTGCGGCAAACGTGGATTCGATTCTGCTCGCGTTGGCAGGTGGTGCGAAAGAGGTTCTCGTGTACACGATGCCCGCAACGCCGGTGGCGCAGGACTATATCGACATGCGCGATGCATTCGATGCTCGCCCTTTCAATGTATTCGTATTCGACCAGGAGTACGTTTCGACCGAACAAGACGCGACTAAGACGTGGGTTAAACGCAATCGAGAGGAAGGTAAGCACTTCCTTTTCGTCGCGGGAGGTTCGGCGGCAGACGATGCGGATCCATCCGTGGGTGATGCGCGCACTACACGCTTGGAAGACGAGTATGTCGTGAACCTGACGGTTGGACGGACACTCAACGGCGAAACGCTGTCTTCCGGTGAGTTCGCGCCATACATCGCTGGCTTGATCGCAGGTACAGCGATTAACAAATCGATTACCTTCGCGCAAATCCCTGCGGATGACGTGAACAAGCGGATGACGAACGCGCAAATGAGAGCGGCAGTTGGTGCGGGCTCACTCGCGCTAATTCATGACGGTGAGAAAGTGAAGGTGCTCCAGGGACTTGTCTCCACCGGTCAGAAGATCCGTACGATTCGCGCACGTCAAGCTATTTCGACGGACATCACAAAAACAGCGGCCGACAACTACATCGGCAAGCTCGACAACAATCCGGACGGTCAGGCGGCGCTCATTTCGGCGGTCAAGGCGTACCTCGAGCGGCTGGAAGCGGCGAACGTACTGATGGACCCAGTCGTAACGCTCGACCCGCAGCATGAATCCGTTGGGGATTCCGTGTACTTGCTGATTTCCTACGTGGAAGTCGACAGCATGGAGCGGATCTTCCTGACCATCAACGTATAAGGAAGGTGATATAGCGTGCCAGCATTAGATTCTACGCGGACAATCAACGGTAAGTTCGGCGAAATCTGGATGGACGGTGAGTGGTTGAGTAACTTCCACACCGGGCAAGCCACCGCCGAGCTCCAGTATGAAAAGGTTAAACGTGCGGGCAAACGTGCAGACGGAAACAAGGTCGCGGGAATTGAGTATTCCGGATCGATCTCCGGGTACAAGGTTACCTCCGAACTTGCACAAAAGGTAGCGCAGGTGTTCGACGACCGAAAAGGAGCATTTGTCTGCGAACTTATCATGAAACTCGATGACCCGGAAGCATACGGATATGAACGCGTCCGCTTGAAGGGCGTTCAGTTTACGACGGTTAACGTCATGAACTTCGAGCACGGAAGCATTATCGAGCAGGAGTGGCCGTTTGTGTATGATGGCGTTGAGTGGATCGACGCAATCACAGCGCAGTAATAATGGGGGCGACTTCGGTCGCCTTTTTATTTTCGAAAACAACCGTGGAAGGATGATTTATAGATGAGCGATTTGTTGAGCGCATTGCTTGCAGTAGATAAAAAGCCAGAGAAAGATGTACCTCTGAAACGGCTTGGCGTGACAGTCCGGGTAAAAGCGCTAGATGACAAGGAGATTCAGCGCGTAAACGAACGAGCGACATACGGCAATAAGGTTGACTCCCACAAGCAAACACTGCTCCTGATTCAAGCGGGTACGGTGTTCGATTGGTCGGAAAAGGCATTGCTTGAGCACTACGGTGCGTCCGACGGAATCGATGTTATAGATAAGGCGTTGCTTCCCGGCGAAAAGGTCGCACTCGTCAACGAGATTCTCTCAGTGTCGGGGTTCGATCAAACGATGGAGAAGGCCATTGAACAGGCAAAAAACTAATAAAGGCCGGGGGAGAAGCATCTTATCTCCACGCGATATTTCAGCGTCTCGGTCTTCGCCCCGGCGAAATTTACAACGCTCCTCTAGGCGAAAAAATTTTCATGTATGCGAGCATGGATCTAAGGTTCGAGGAAGAGGAAAGGGAGCGTCGTGAGGCAGAAAGGAGGTAACTGGTGGCTTACGAATTAACAGCTAGGATTCGATTGATAGACAATGCGACCGATCCCCTTCAACGGTTCCAGCGTCAGATGCAATTAACAGGCTCGGTTGGAACGTCCGTTTTTTCCGGAATCACCTCGTCTGTTACGAGACTTGCGGGCGCCATAGGGATTGCCGCTGCTGCGTGGAAAACGTATGACATTGCGATGGACTCAGTGAAGAAGGCGATGGATTTCGAAGCGCAAATGTCTAGCATCCAGGCGCTGACCGGCGCAACCAACGACGAAATGAGGCAAATGTCGTCCTTGGCGTTGAAAATGGGGGCGCAGACGAAGTACAGCGCGCTGGAAGCTGCTCGGGGGATCGAGGAACTGCTGAAATCCGGCCTAAGTCCTGCTCAGATCCAGACGAAGGGACTCGAAGCTGCCCTCAATCTCGCTACAGCGGGCGGACTTGATCTTGCCGACGCAGCCGAAATTATGGCGACTGCACTAAACTCATTTAAGCGCGACGCGATCACGGCGGCCGAAGCATCGAACATCCTTGCGGGTACGGCAAACGCATCTGCAACTAGTGTACAAGAACTTCGATACTCGCTCGCCGCGGTGTCGGCCGTTGCTTCCGGAGTGGGGTTGTCGTTCAAAGATACAAATACGGCCCTTGGATTGTTTGCGAACAACGGGATTAAGGGATCTGACGCGGGTACATCGTTAAAGACGATGTTATCGAACCTGCAACCGACCACGAAACAGCAGATCGCTTTGTTCAAGCGCCTGGGTATTTTGACCGCGGATGGGGCGAATCAGTTTTTTAACGCTAAAGGGCAGCTTAAAGACCTCAAGTCCATTTCGGACATTTTAAGAAAGTCCCTGGGCAAGATGACGGATCAGCAGCGGATGCTGGCCTTCGAAATGATGTTCGGCAGTGACGCGATCCGTGCGGCCAACATCCTTTACAAAGAAGGTGCGGATGGGGTCGAGAAGTTCCAACGAGAGATGTCGAAGGTTTCCGCGTTAGACGTCGCGAAGAAGAAGATGGACAATGCTAAAGGCGCAGTCGAACAGTTTCAGGGCGCGCTTGAAACACTGCAAATCTCGGCGCTAACCCCCTTAATGCCGGCCATCAAAAATTTAGCGCTCGCTTCGGCTGACCTCGTCGAAAAGTACGGACCGAGGATAACGGCAGCCGTGACTAAAGCGGTTAATTCGGCGCAGAACTACTTAAACACACACTTTTTTAATAACCCTGCGTTTAAACAATTACCGACCATTAGCCAGAAAATCGAATTTATTTGGAATGACTTAATGGATTCTTTCAACCAATGGCTTTCAAATGGCGGGAACTCGCAGATTTCTCAAGCGGCAAGAACCCTTACGAGCAATATCCTTTCCTTCATCGAGTCTGAGTTGCCGGTGTTGGTGCCGCGGATGATTGAGATTGGCTCGAAATTGGGTTATGCGCTCTTACAGGGGATAAACGACGAACTGTACAAGTCCGATCTCGTTCAGTGGTTTATGAACAATGGAGCCCTGGGCAGCGGAAAACGACTTGTCGATATCTTAGGGCTCTCTCCTTCGAAAGACTCTTGGATTCCGGACGTGAAAGGACTGCCATTTTTGTCTGGTAATTCCTTATTAAATACTGACAATGAGGCAGGGGCACCGGGAACGTCCGTTTCTCCCAGTCGTTCCTACACACCGCATTTATCGGGCAACGCGGGCAGACCTTCGGTTGCGAACAATTACGTTTCGAATATCCAGGTAACGGTGAATGGAGCAAACATGAATAATGAAGTAGATGCGGAACGTTTAGCAAAAAGGATCGCGCGGGAAATTTCACGAAGATAGGCAATCTTTACCATTCGGTTGTTTGTGGGATATACTGAATATCAAAGAGCGCGCTGCATTCAGGGGGAATTAGGATGGAGAAAGGTGCCCGCAGGTCTTCCACAACCGCAATCGTTTTGATAATTGTAGTAACTTTTTTTATGGTGGTTCTCGGATTAAAGGAATGGGTATCCTCTAATTCTTCTGCTACAACAGAGCCGAAATTGAATAAAATCGGCATTACTGTACCATTTAATCACGGGAGATACACCGTCAAGGAAGTCAAAGAGTCGAATGAGTATAACGGACAAAAAACAGAGAACAAGTTCGTGATCGTGACTGTCGAAGTCGAAAATTCAAGCAATAAACCCATCTTTGTAAGCGGTGATCAATTCGTCCTGATAGACGAAAAGGGCAACAACTACTTACGTGATGGAATGCGCGATGCTTCATTCGGCGAAAAAAACCCGACTTTTTCCATCACTGACGATCTCAACCCCGGTGTGAAACGGACCGGAAATGTTTCTTTTGAAGTACCTGTGGACGTCACAGATTATCAGTTAGCAGTTCGTGACAACATGTTTGATTTTGGAGGGGCAGAGTACATTTATTTTGATTTGCGGAGGTGATGCCTTTGCCTAACTCAATCCAATTTTGGCTCTCGTTTAATAATGGAGCGGAACGGTTACAGCTTCCAGTTAACCCCGGATCCATTCGGATATCGTCTTCACACGGTTATAATGACGTTCAAGTCTCGCAGTTGGGCGGGTTCACCGTAATTGGTGACGCCACGTTGCGGGACTTTTCTTTTTCCTCGTTCTTCCCGCGCGACTACAATCCGTCCTATTGCGAGTACGAGGACATTCCGAAGCCGTGGGACGCAGTGGCGACGATCGAGCGCTGGAAAGCGTCGCGCAAGCCGATTCGGCTAACGGTGACCGGGACCCCGATGAACTATGCGGTGACCATCCGCAGCTTCGAAATTGATCCGGAGCGCGCCGGGAGCCCTGGCGATATCTATTTCGATCTCTCGCTGAAAGAGTACACGTTCGCAACCGTGCGGAAGGTCGACATGAGCGACGCGACAGCGGCGAAAACGTCCGGCAAGGCGACCCGTTCGAACACGCGTGACATCCCGAAAACGTACACGGTTAAGTCCGGCGATAACTTGACGAAGATCGCGCTTCGATACGGGCTGAACACGCGAGACCTATACGCGAAGAATGCGAGGGTCATCGGGCCTGATCCGAACGTGATCCTCCCCGGTCAAAGGTTGAGTCTCGCATGAGTACGGGCACCCACGTTATCTACGACGGCACCTATATCGACTCGCTCGTGAAGTCCGTAACGTGGTCGGGGGACATCGCGCAGGCTTCGCGTAAGCTGACCGTTAAACTTTCGAACACGCTCGATGGCCGGACGCAGGCGCTCAAGTTCGAGCACGGCAAGGAGCTGCGCTTTATCAGCGATAACGTCGAGTTGTTCGTCGGCCCGGTCTTCTCGTTCGACATCGATCATCGCGGTCAGATGAGTGTGACCGCGTACGACGAGAACACGTACCTGACACGGAACCAAGACACGAGGATCTTTCGTGGGAAGACCGCGTCCGGCATCGTGAAGCAACTTTGCTCCGAGTTCGGGATCCCGACGGGGACCATCGCGGACACCGGCTACGTGATTCCGAAACTGATCCTCCGAGACAAGACGTTGTGGGAAATGATGATAACGGCGCTTACCTACACGCGAAAGCAGACGGGTAGGCGCTTTTTTATTTCGTCACGAGGCGGAAAGCTCCACCTATTGGAACGGAAAGACCAAGCGGTGCGTTTCGTAATTGAGAACGGCGTTAACCTGTTGAGCGCATCTTATTCGCAGTCGATCGAAGACATGCGGACGCAGGTTAAGGTGATTGGCGGGGATCCAGAAAAGAAACCGATCACTATCACGGTGAAAAGTGCTGACCTCGTAAAAAGATTCGGAATCATGCAGCACCTGGAGAACGTCGACTCCGATTTGACCCCGTCGCAGATCAAGCAGAGAGCGAACCAGTTGCTCACGGACCTCGGTACGATTGACGACGATGCCACGGTCGAGGCACTAGGTATCGACGAAGTTTACGCCGGGAAGGCGATCTACGTATTCGAACCGATGACGGGGATCACCGGTAGTTACTATGTGCAGGCAGACACTCACATGTACGAGGGCGGGCTCCACACGATGAGTCTTACGCTTTCTGCAACGGATGAGTTGCCGGAACTGCAGTACGAAGAACCGGTGGAAAGAAAACGGAAAGGGGGCGGAGATAGTGTCGATTTCATCTTCGGGGCGAAAGGGACAGGATAGACTCGAGGGCAACGGGTTTAGCCAGTTACGGCAAGCCATCGCGCAGGTCGGATTCAACCCTTACGACAAATTCGAACTCGCCACCGTCATCTCCGCGCCTCCCGACTTGCGGATTCAGGTCGACAACATGCGGGAGGTCCTCGAAAAGGACGACGTCCTGGTCGCGGAGCACCTCACGCGGCACAAGCGGATCGTCACGATCACGCACGAAGAGGGCAAGGAGCGGAACGTCGGCGACATGACCCC